ATCATTGTTCTTCAAATCAAAGACAAAAGAAGTCTCCTTATCATAACCCTTTACATTATTACCTTTTGCGTCTACTGCCTTACCTAAGATTACTTTACCAAAGATAACCTGAGTATTCTTTACAGTACGTAAGACTTCCTTAGTCTTATCGTCTATTGAATCCCAATCTGGAACGTACTTACTAGGGCGATTTAAGTTAAACGTACCACGTGTATCCTTGTGTTCTCCTTTAATTACACCCCTTATAGTCTGAACCATTAAGCTCTTGTGCATCTTGCCCTCTGTTGTATCCCACTGAGTCCACTGGTGACGGTGAGCAAACAGACGAACAGTAATAGAACGGCTGTACACCTCATTACCTTCAGCATCTTTAAGCTTAAAGGCCCCAAGAGGTACAATTACCTTCTCTTCTAGTTCACCATCTTCATCTACAACCTCATGCATAATAGGCGCTTGCATCTGTGTCAGACGTGCAAGGTTAGGGCCAGAGGGTGCTGGCTCTCCTGCCCCACCAAAACCCATAAGTGCTGCCAAGTCTGACCCAGCAAAATTAGTACTCAACTCATTGCTCATTATATATCCTTTCTGAGCTTCAAACGAACCGTAGTTATATCATTAAACATCAACAGTGTCAAGCCAATTCGGCCCTATCTTGGCCTCTAAAAGTAAAGGTACATTCATTTCTACCCCATAGTATCTGTTGATGATTGCATCTAGGTTTTCATTAACATCGTCAATAACATCTAGCACCTCCTTCTCTTCTTGTGGGTGTATGTCTATCACTGCTGAATCATGAACACTGTTCACCAACCTTGAGTGTAAACCTTTGAGCCTGTTATCAATCTCAAGTAGTACAACAGGTACAACGTCACCAGTAGCAAACCCTTGTACTGGGTAATTTTTTATTCTAGTGAAGTTAGTAGGTGTGCCATTGGCTCTACGATGTGTGCCGGGAAATGCATACTGCCTACCTGACACATTAGTTATCTTCTGTAATCGTATAGCTTCACTGCCTAGCTTCATGTGCCACTTTCCTATGCCTTCATACTTCTCAAGGAAGTGGTGGTAGTAAGCAGCTTCAGCCTTAGTCCTGCCAAAGCCTGTAGCCCCAAACAGGGGAGCAAACGTGTGTTCCTTGGCAGCTTGCCTAGTTGTAGGTTGACCTGCATCACTGATAACCTTTGCAGTGTATGCGTGAACATCAAACCCTGTATCTATCTCTTCCATAGCTACAGCATCTTGTGATAAGAACGCTGCCGCACGAAACTCTAACTGTGCAAAGTCGGCCTCCATTATCTTACCTCCCTGCCATCTTGATATAAACACCCGTTTCACAGGAAAAGTACCACCTCTAGGCATGTTCTGCATGTTAGGCTCACGGCCTGAGAACCTACCAGTAGACGTAATGTGTTGCGTTAAAGACACATGCAGTAGATTATCGGGCTTAGTGTAGGTGTCAATACCATCAACAAAGCTTGACAAGTAACTAGACACAGCATTTAGCCGTTTTAAGTCCTCAAGAAACTTAACAGCTACGTTCATCTTATTATCTATTGCTGTGGACCTGAGTGTGTCAAGTATGTCTTTCCCTGTAGAGAAGCCACTAGCACTAACCCAAGAAGCGTTAGGAGGAAAGAACCCAAACCCAGCCATACGAGGTTGCTTCCTAAGTTGATAGCCTCTGGCGTCACAGTCCTTACACTTGTTTGGTCTGGCATACTTTGATCCATCTTTCTTTATTTTATACGTTTCAGAACTGCCCTTACATGTTGAGCAAGTGTACGCTTCAGTACGATACAGAATGTCACTGTTAGCATTGATTATTTCCTTTAGTTCACTCAGTTTCTTACAGTTGTCAAACAAGTTGGGCCAATCATCCTTAGAGTGAGGCTTGCGGCTGAATATAACTTGAGACATTTGTTCTGGGCTGTTTAAGTTAACAGGTGTGTCGCCCATTACCTCACGTACCTGCATCTGTAAGCGTGATTGGATAGCACCTCTCTCTTCTTCATACTCTTTACGTACTGCATCAAGAGCCTTACGATCCACCTTCATACCTGTCTGCTTCATTCGTGTAAGTAACTTACATACATTAAACGTAATGTCTCTCACTTTGATAAGACTTGCTGACTCAGGACTAGCAAAGTCTGCAACCTGAGCGTGAAACAGTGCAGCAGTGGTATTGCAATCTGCCTCAAGATAAAAAGTCAATTCTGATAATGGTATCTCGTCAGTGTTGTAGCCCTCCTTAAAGTATTTCTTTAGTGTGTCATCCTTTTGAAACTCAAGCTTCCTACGGATAGCAGTGTTACCCAGCGACATAGAGATTTTCTTAGCTACACCATTGGGTGTGATCTCTAGGTTGTTTCCTCTCAGTAAAATACTCTCAGCTAACATGGTGTCCCATATATCACCTTCGTACTTGAAGCCACACTCCCATAGCCAAGCCAAGTCATGCTGTGCGTTGTGCATGATAAGTAAAGTAGTGTTGTCTAGTACACGCTGTATGCGTCTAGCTTCTAAGCCTGTCTGATCAACGTACTCTTTGTGCTGAAGATCAAAGGTCAAGGATTCCGTACCGTCATCTACATCACGCACACCCACATTGACCAAGAAGTTATCAGGCTCCCAAGGGTCTAAAAATAACTTGTTGTGCCTCTTCTGCGTTGTGTTCTCTACGTCCAATACAAAGCGCATTGTCATCCTTTCTTTAGGCTAGATACTGTGACCTTGCCCCGTCTAACTCACAGTGAACAACCCCATGCCATCCACCCTTTAGTTTGTTCTTAGCTACATTTATGTGCCGCTGATTGTCATCATCATCACCCTCAGTAACTTGATTCTTAGCTATAAGCAACATAAGGTCTGCTTCTGCTGCCTTGCCTGTCTTACTACCTTCCAGCATAGACTGATCTAAGTAGACTTTATCTTGTGCATCTGCTGACAACTGACTCATCCATATAATAGCACAGCTATACTTCTTAGCTATATTACGAGCATGGATAGCAGCAGCCTTGAGATAGACATCCGACTTGTCACTACTCTTTACAGCAAACTTATCTCCCATGTCAAGTACTACTATGTCGGGCTTACTATGCTTAATGATATTCTCAACCCATCCTAAGTCTTTTCCTGTGCTATCAAACATGCTGATCTTATCACGGACCTTCTTGTAACGAGCAGCGGCTAACGCATAGTTAGACTTAATCTCATCTGTATCCATACTGGCAGCAGCACACAAGTAGCGTTCCGCTACACGCACATACTCTTCTTCATTGCACAGTACCATACACTTAGCTCCCTGCTCAGCAAAACCACTAGGTGATGCTATAGTGGATGCATGGAAGCTTGTCTTACCTGTGTTAGGTCTAGCACCTACGATAATGAAATGACCACTACTGATGCCTTCTATGCGCCCAGCCAAACTAGGTATGTTCCACTTCCATTGTGACTGTGTGTTACCAGCCTCAAGAATTGTATCAATGTCAATGTCAGCCCACTCAACATTCATGTTAGGCATGAAGTTATCCTCATGCGCCTCTAGCACCTGACGTAACGGCTCAAGAGAGGTGAGCTTACCGTTAACGTAGTCAAAACCTAAGTTAGCTACTTGCTCACCTACATGCTGTTGAAACATACGAGACAGAACGTCAGACGCTACGTCCCTAGACAGAGGCTGCTCTTTGCGTAGCTTGGCGAACAGCCCCTCATAGAGAACCTTATTAGCAGTGGTCAGTGTGTTGTACTCAGAGAAGAACAAAGCTTCTAGCTCTGATGTGGATATAGTACGGTCATACTTCTCCATTGCGTTATCTAAGACCTGCTTAATCTTGCGTATGTCTTTAGTAAATAACTTGTCAGGACATTTGATACCCTTGTGATCTTCATAGAACTCCTGATCATGTAGAGTTCTTATGAGCGACAAATCCATCATTATAGCTCATCCTCCTTCTGTGACTCTATACCCTTCTGTATCAACGAAACAAAGCCTACATTAAATATAGCTGCGAATGTCTCAGGGTCACACTCTACCTGTAATGTAGCACTGCCATCCTTATGCTCCTCCACTGCGATTACTTTGATTGCTTTGTTGACATCTTCACTCATCTTTTATCTCCTTATTATATTTACGAAACCTTTTATTGTAGGCCTTTTTAATCTTCTTTAACTGTCCAGCTTTCCATACATAAAACTTACGTGCTTTAGTAAGTCCATCATACTCATCACCGCCCTTCATTGATATACGTTTATTCATTCATCATCTCCTACTACTGGGGTGTTAGTACTAGCAAGTATTGCCGCTTAACTAATACAGTGATGTCAGTTTACT